TGGCGCGGTTCATTGTCCGACACGGCTTCCATTCAACCGATAAATAATCAAAACGCATGGGTAATTCTTGATACGATTAACCTTAAATTTTATTCCTTTGATTTTACCTCCAACCTTTGGAACTTGGTTGGCGGTACTTCAGGATTAACCATGCCCTTTGATTCCATTACCTTCAACACGGCAAAGAATGGTACGGTTGGAGTTGGCGAAGTTGAATACAATGACACACAAGGCTCTTTGATACAAGGGTTAAAAGGCGGTAATGTTACCAATGTAATTGGGCAACAGTTGCACCAACGGGTGAACAACAGAACAGGCGCAACTTTAGCAAAAGGAACAGCAGTTTATTTATCAGGAAGTCAGGGAAATCGAATAACCGTTGCGAAAGCCTTAGCGACAAGTGACCCAACATCGGCTAATACTTTTGGAATTGTTGCAGAATCCATTGACAGCAATCAAAGCGGATTTATTATTACCGAAGGCTTAATAACAGGATTAAATACCTCAACATTAACAGAAGATAGCGCGGTGTATTTATCTCCAACCGTGGCAGGTGCATTAACTTCAACAAAGCCTCAAGCACCACAACACAGCGTATATATTGGCGTATGTGTCAAAAGTAATAACGGTTCGGGAGAATTGTTTGTTAAGATAAGAAATGGGCAGGAATTGGATGAGCTTCACGACACTCGTATAACTAACCCAGTAACAGGTGCTACTTTATTTTATTCAGGTGGATTATGGCGCGACACAACGGCAGCCCTTTTAGTAAGCGACACGGCTTCGATGTTAGCCAACTACGCCACAAAAACCTACGCGGACACAACGGGAAGATTATACGCAAGACAGGATTTTACAAATGTTTTAACGTCAACTTTGACTTGGACGCAAAGTGACACTTTGATTCCTGGGGGAGTTAACGTTGTTCAAGTATATCGCAACGGACAAATCTTATTGCCTTCACAATATACGATACCAACGTCAACAAGCGTAGTAATTGCGGCTTCATCATTTAAAGTCAATGATAACTACACGGTTATTTTTCCACGCGGTGGCGGTGCAGGAAGTGGAGGAGGATCGGGAAGTTTAACATCAATTTCAGGCGGCACGGGAATCATTGTTTCGCCAAATCCAATTACAACGACTGGCACGGTTTCGGCTGACCTCAGCGTTTTAATGGAGTTGACGGATACATCATTATTGAACCTTACATCAAGATTCAACACAAAGCAAAATACATTAATATCTGGAACAAATATCAAGACGGTAAATTCAAATAGCTTATTAGGCTCAGGAAATATAAGCGTTGGAACATTGGTTGCTGCTGATACAGTTTCGTTATCCAATAGAATAAATACAAAGTTAAATGCAACTGATACGACTTCATTATCTAACCGAATTAATCTTAAATTAAATGCAGCCGACACGGCTTCCCTTTCCAATAGGATAGACGCAAAGGGCACTGGCACGGTGACAAATATTGCCACGGGTTACGGAATAACAGGCGGCGCAATTACCACGACGGGAACATTGGTTCTTGATTCAGCCGTTGTATTTTCGAGAATAAGGGATTCAATAGTTGACGTTGCCATCGGGAATGATACCATAAAGATTTTAAAACAAGAATATGCACCAGCCACAACAAGTGTTTTAACTTGGACGGTAACATCTAAATTTCCCATACAATCAAAGTCTTTTATTTTGGTGTTTAGAAATGGGCAGCTACTTATAAATACTCAATACAATTTAACAGATACAAATAAAATTACCATTGTTTCCAACTCATTTAAGGTTGGCGCTAATTATACGGTGGTTACGGTGTCGGGGATTGGTTCAGTCGGTACGGGTGTTTTTCCAAATCCAGTTTACCCTGAGTCTGGAATTGCTTTATCCACGGGCAGCGCTTGGGCTTCATCTATTCCTAATAATTCAAGTAATTGGAATATCGCATTTAATGATAAAATAAACAATGCTGAATTTACGGGAACAAACACAAAGACGTTAACTTTGACCCAATATGACGGCGGAACATTTACGCCAACGTTTACCGATTTGCAAGGGGTGACAGGCGTCACGGCAGGAACAGGGTTAACAGGTGGAACAATTACATCCACGGGAACAGTGGCAGTTGATTTTACGACGGTTGCACCTTTGGCAAGTCCAACGTTTACGGGAACGGTTTCGGGGATAACGAAAAGCATGGTAGGCTTAGGGAATGTAGATAATACTTCGGATGCTAATAAACCCGTATCTACAGCAACGCAAACGGCGTTGAATTTAAAGGTAAACATAAGCGATACGGCTTCGATGCTTACACCTTACTTTCGAGATGCTGACACAACTCAATTAAACCTCACTTCCAGATTTAACACAAAGCAAAACACATTAAACGGCACGGGCTTTGTCAAAGCAAATGGCACAAGTATAACTTATGATAATTCAACTTATTTAACTACGGGAACAGCGGCATCAACTTATTTGCCATTGACAGGTGGAACATTGACGGGGGATTTATTCACAAAGTATTTAAACACGTTTGCAAAAACAACTTATATTCCTTTTAATTCTGGAATAGGCGAACAAAGTATTTTTAATGTTGGCGCAACTTTAAGAGGTGGTACTGTAATGATTTTTCCTGATTCAAATTTAGTTGGAAGTTCAGCAAATATTTTTCTTGCAAATTCAAGTGTTCAAGGCGTTGAATATTCCGCAATGGGAAGTGGTATGAGAAATTATGCAAAACAAGGCGGTGACACAAGGAGAAATTCACTTGCTTTTTATACCTCGGGTATTGGTTCGCAAAATACAAATAGATTATTTATTGATTTTGATGGTAACGTGGGAATCAACGACGATACCCCTTCTTTTAAATTAGACGTCAACGGCACCCTCAACGCCACAGGCGCAACAACCCTTGGCTCAACCTTGGCGGTGACGGGTAATATTACCGAAGCTGGAAACAATGTTTTAACCAACCTTGACACAGCATCATTATCAAGTAGAATTGACCTTAAATTAAATAAAACCGATACGACTACAATGCTTAATAAATATTGGCGGTCAGGTAATTTTTCTGGAACTTTACCAATAGCTAACGGTGGTACAGGTGCGGAAAATGCTTCGTTGGCTCGTAAATTACTTAGCGTTGATTATGCATTTGCAGAAGTAAGCGCTGGTTCATCAGTTACAATTACGAGTAATAGAGTGTCTATTGTAAATACAGGAGGTTTTTCTACAACGCAATTAGATTTAACACCTGCTACAAATGGAAGAATGTACATGATTAAGAACCTTGCAACAGGCACGGTGACAAGTTTACATTCAAATGTTATTCCTTTTGGTGGCGGCTCACCAACAACTGCTATTTTATCGGCTGGTAATGTTACTCCTCAATGGGTTACTTTGGTTGCAGACGGTACAAATTGGCACATGGTTCAAAAAAATTAAAAAAACATAAACATGAAACAACTCCTTTTCCTCCTCCTTTTCCCTTGCCTTGCCTTGGCACAATACCAAGGCAATGCAAATCAAAAGATAACATTGGGCGAACAAACGACGGCAGATGGGCTTGTGTGGCGAGGATTAAGAGCCGATACCGCAAGTAAAATTGTTCCCTTTTCGGATACTTCGGCTTACATCATTCTTGATACGGTTGAAAAAACATTGTGGCTTTACAAGGCTGGGCAAGTACCAAAGTGGCAACAAGTCGGTGGGAGTGGTGGTGGCTCAACACTTGACACGGCAACAATGTTATTGCCTTATTATCGTGCTGGAAGAAATTCAATTATCCAAGCAGCCGATGTTCCAACGCTAAACCAAAACACGACAGGCAGCGCAGCGACATTGACATTGGGGCGAACAATTCAAACAAATCTCGCTTCAACCTCAGCAGCTACTTTTAATGGCAGCGCAAATATAACGCCAGGCGTCACTGGCGTGTTACCTGTGGCAAATGGGGGCACGGGAGCAAGCACATTAGCAGCAGCTAATATAATTACAGGAAGTGGCACAATTACTTATATACCAAAATTTTCAGCAACAAATGCTTTGACTAATAGCGCAATATATGAAGGCACTGGTTTTATCCAATCTACAAAAAGATTAGAGTTGGAAAACACTGCCTATGCTATTGTGGCTTATTCAACACCTGGTAACAGGCAAGTATCATTAGGTGTATACCTTGGTGAACCAGCTATACAAGCACATTTATTAGGCGGTACAAATCCAAGACAATTACAAATAAATCCCGAGGGAGGAGCTGTTGGTATTGGATTAAATAGCCCAACAGCAGCTTTGCATATAAAGGCAGGCACGGCAACGGCTTCTACGGCACCATTAAAATTTACAAGTGGTACAAATCTTACAACGGCTGAGGCTGGAGCCATGGAATTTAACGGAACAAACCTTTTCTTTTCCCCATCTACAACAAGACACACGGTAAACCACGGCTTAACAGGTTTGGCAACCTTAGATTTTCCTTCAACTACAACTTTGTTATCAGCTGATTTAACAATCTCGGTCACAGGCGCGGCAGACGGTGACGTTGTTTCGATTGGCGTTCCAAATGCTTCCGTAAATGCTAATACGTGTTATACGGCATGGGTATCGGCTGCCAACACGGTAACGGTAAGATTTAATAATTATTCGAGTGGCACCGTTAACCCTGCCTCTGGAACATTCAAAGTATTTGTAACAAAATAAATTTATCATAATGAAAAGAATTATTTATTTCATAGCCTTGTTTTACTCTACCTTTACAATGGCTCAAAATCAAGTGTTTGACACGGCTTATGTTTTGCCGTTAAACGGAAAATTTTACCTTGTAAATAGAATAGAATACGATGATGATTCCTATTATGAAAAAATGACAATGATTGGTGACACGGCACAATTTTACCTTTCAGCTTTGCAAAAATTTGAAAGCACAGCAAATAGCTTTGTTAACTTTGTCAATGGCTCATACTTTTATGGCAAAGAAACAACGGGAGCGATAAGGGAGAATGCAGGCATTCAGGCAATTACGGGCAAAAGTCCAATAGACACATTGGGCGTGCGTACCTATGAATTTTTATCAGACGATAAGTTTAAATGGGTAATAAATAACACTTCCATTGCATTTAATATCACAGCAAACAAGGTGCTTAGATACACAGTGGAAGGCACAGCAGCGCGGACAATGTATGGATTTGGAAAAAATGTTATAAGACTTACAGCATACCCAACTACAGGTAGCTTTCTTGATTTGTATTGGGTTGAAGGGCGAAAATTATATGTTTCACAGGATGGAAAAATAATCCTCCGAAGAATATCTGTAACTCGATGAAAACAACGTTAATCAACTTTTTGCACCTTGGATGGGAAAAGATAACATACGCGATTTGCTGTGGATATATTTTTTCTTTTTTCATACCAATAAAGGGATTTTTAATTTTTACAATTTTCGTGGTTTTCGCGGACATGGGAACCGGAATAATCGCAGCAAGGAAAGAAGGGCAGAAGATAAATAGCAAAGGTTTATACCGGACAATGGAAAAGATTGTTGTTTATTTTTGTGGCATTCTTATATTTGAGGGAGCAAGAAATACTTTTAGCCTTCCATTCAACATAACGTATATGGCAGCGTTTTTAATTGCAACGGTGGAATTGTATTCTATTGCTGAAAATATCAAACGCATAACAGGCGTAAATCTTGGCGTTTTAATCACACGTTTTTTTAATCGTTAAAATAAATAATATGCAAACAAATTTAAAAGAAGCCTTAAAATCGGCTGATACAGTTAAGTCGCCACTTGGTGACGTGGCTTGTTACTCAATGAATTTTGCGGAGCTTGCTTCAGAGATCAACGTTCATCTTGAAGGCAATAAGGTAAAGTTTACTTGGAGGGAATATATCCAGCTTGCGCAAATCATTTGGGACAAGATAAAGGAAACATCGAAAGAATGTGCCGGAAAAGAGATAGAAATAAAATTACCTCCAAAATTATCATTGATTGGTGCAGCTTTCGCATTAATTGGTTTTAAATTATAGGCGCAGAAGAATCGCTACCTTAGTGCCGAGGGGAGTAGATTGATTTCTATTCCCCTTAAAAATATCAAAATATGAAAGCAAGTAAATTTTGTATCTTCATTGACGCAGGTCATGGAGGAATTGACGCAAAGAAAAAATTACCTTACAATTATACCACATATCCTTCAAAGTGCGCTCAGCATAACAACGCAAAGTTCCATGGCTACGGGTGGTTCTTTGAGGGCGTGTTCAACCGAGACGTTGCGGCAAAGATTGAGCAGTATTTAATTGACTGGGGCTTTCCCGTGGTTCGCGTTTATGATCCTGTCTTGGATTTAACATTGGCAAAGCGCGTGGCGAAGGCAAATATTAACGCGAAAAATTACGAAGATTCTTTATACCTCAGCATCCACGGCAACGCGGCGGCTTCGCCCAATGCAAGGGGATTCGAGGTGTTCACGAGCAAGGGTAAAACAAGGTCAGACATTTACGCGGAATTTCTTTTTAACGAGGTGCAGGAGGCTTTTCCCAAATGGGTTTATCGCATGGATACCACGGACGGGGATAAGGATAAAGAAGAAAGTTTCTTTGTAATCACCCAAACAAATATGCCAGCGGTACTCAGCGAAAATGGCTTCTTTACAAATTACCACGATGCTTTAATGATGTTTGACCCAGTGTTCCAAAATACTTTGGCTTTGTCTCATGCACGGGCGGTCGTGGATTATGCGAAAACGCAAGGGGTAATATTTTAAATAAAAAAAGGGCTGGTTCAAATGCCAGCCCCGATATACACATCAACATTCAACAAATTTGTAATCAATCAATTATAAGTTTAATTAGCCTTGCGGCTGATTCTTTTAGAGTATCGGTTTCCTTTGCATGATAAAGTTGGTAACAAATGCTTATCATTCTTTCTTTATTCATTGACTGATAAGTAGGCATGGTTTCAGGAATCAAAGGGTTAAGGTAAAAATTTATTACCGATTGTTTGCTATTTACCGTATCGGCAAAGCGGACAGGCTTTGGGCGCGCGTTAAAACATCTTTGCGCTTCCTTCCATTGTTCGAACGTTAATCCGTCTGTTAATTCGTTATTTTTCATTTGTCTTTGTTTTGTTTAGTTCCTCAATTAAGGCGTCTGCCATATACACGGCTTCCATTGTATTTTGCACTGAATAACTACTACCATAATTAGCCAGCAACCCTTGCAATGCCATAGCTGCAAAGTACTCGCGTTTGGTCAAACCTTCTTTTGGTGCATCTATACCATATTCATTTGCAAAAGCAGCTTTTGCAAATGCTGGTGAATCACTATGTGTTTTATTATTTTCCATGTTTATTTTGGTTTATTTGTGTACAGCGTTATATGTTATTTCGCACATTATTGGTTGACGGCTTCTATTATATCCAACGGTATAGCGGCTAAAACAACTGTCACAGGCAAAATACTTTGCCATACATTTACCGCCATTTTCCGTGTGCGAATACTGGGAATCAGAATTAACTTTACCATCGCAAACGGGGCATTTATCCTCAAGGTACTTTTCCCATATAAAATCATGCGTATATTCTCTTTTCTTAGGCATCGTTTTTTCCCTTGTAAAATCTCCACAATCTTCGCAATACTCTCCAATATTCATGTCGTTTGATTCAGAGTTACAATTTTTACATACATAAATCATCTTTTAATATAATTTTTTGCCATAAGCGCAAGGAAAAAAGCGTCGATTTCGTCTTGGCTTATTTTGGCTGGTTTAAAATCTGGTTCAAATTTCAGTCGCTCACTTGTGACAACTTTCATAAATACGTCTTTATTAAACTTTTTACCCTTTGCCTCAGGAGAAATATTGTACGCCTCAATGTCATTATCCTTTATCCATTCGTAAGCAATTCGCGAAGCGGCTTGGTTCATTCCAACGTTACGGGACATTTTGGAAAGGATCGCGCGGTTGATTGAATTATTAAAGGTCACATTCTGGAGGCTTGAATCTTCGACAAGAACAATGGGGTTTTCGTATGCTACCCAGGTTATAACGTCGCCGATAAAATCGACAAACCTTTTGTACCTTTTAAAAATCATGGTGCGGTCTGCGATAATACAAACCGCCATTCCTTTTATCCTTAACGCTGGATCAACCCCTATCAGTGTCCTCATTTGTTTTTAATTATTTCAATCATTTTTTGCAAACTATTAATTTCAGCTTCTTCGTAGGTTTCGAATCCTGATTTTGTAACTAATACCCCTTGATTTAATAAGTGCAAATTAAAAATTTCGTACTTATATTTATTATTCCAATCAGGATTAATTATAGCCATTTTATACTTCTCCCTAAAAAATTTAAATGCCTGGGAGAATGTTGGAGCTAAAGTAATTCCTAATTTTTTAATTGATCCGGGTATCCAAATATCATCTACATCTATTGATATATTTGTCCTTAATTTACCAGAAATATTATAATAATATGTAAAACAAGGTTCATTAAATCCCAATTCTTTAAGTTCTAAAGCCATTTCGTAGCTTACAAATTCTTTTATCATGGTTATAAGGTTATTGTTTTAAATGAAGATACAAAGTTTTTTGCCGTTGTTCCCGTGGTTTCATTGTTTTCTTTTGCCTCAACCTTTACACGTGGTTTCCTTTTGCGCTTTGGCTTTGGCTCAGGTGCATTGATACCGTATGCTTCCACGCCTTTGTCAACAAAGTTGATTTCAAGAAGATAGCCAAAAACAATGATGGTTCCAACGAATAAAAACATGGTGATAAATTCGCCGCCTTCATATTGTTCCTGTAATCCAAAGAAGATTTCAACCAAGGCGACAAGCGTCGCGCCCAGGGCAATCTTAGGCGGGTAGGTGCTTCGCCCTTTGGTTGGATTCAAGAAATCCATGAAAACAACGGCAAAGCGTCCGAGTTGCAAGATGCTGGCGGCAATAATCGCAAGCCAAAAGTCAATGGGTAGAAAAATGGCGGTAAGGTAGGCGTTGATGCCATACGTTAAAACGATTGTCAATAGCATGATGGTTGGAATGTTATCCGAAATTGATTCAAATGTCCATTTGAATTGTAAATTGTTGAAATTTTTTTCCATGATTAATTTGTTTTTGTTGTGTGTAAAAAATAAGGGCAGCTGGGGGGTGCTGCCCTGTGACAAATATTAAGCGTAAACAATTTCTTCGGTGAAAAATTTGCCATCAACATATTTTAATCTTCTTGTTGGCAATTCGTTTTTATCTGCTTTCTTTGTTGCAGATGGGCGGTAACTTGTTTTTACAAGTGCATAAGCAATTACCCAAAGTTGCTTATCGGTAAATGTTGACTGGCTTGTTAAAATATTAAGAGCCAAAGATCCTTCAGGAAGGTAAGATTTAATTTCGCTTACTTTTGTTGCGATTGCGTCCAACCTGACCTCGCTTACATAAGAGCCAACTGAGCTTACGTGGTTTTTTGTTGGGTTGATGAAATTAATAGAATTGAACACTTCTTTTACAGATAGTGGCGCAGATGCCACTTCTTCCTGTACGTCAACTATTGGAGCGTACCAAGCATTTTCGATTTTTCTTCCCTTATAGCCATTGTAAGATGTGTGATTCAAGTGATAATAAATGCCATTTTTTACGATAACCATTGGAGCGTCTTGTAATTCAATGCCATTTTCTAAATGGAATTTTTTTGCAGTTTTTTTGAAGATAACTGGCTTGTCATTCTTTACATTCATTAAAGACTTTAAAGAAGATCTTAATTCATTTTTTGGTGCTGAGTAATTTAAAGCTGTCATTTTGTTTTGTTTTTGTTGTGTGAAATATCGTTTCGTTGTTTCAGTACGTAAATTTAATATTAAATATTGAAATAAAAAAATATTTACAAAAATAAATACAAAATAATTTAAAATTCGTCTCTTTTGCCTTTCAATGGGTAATGATTCTTTTTCAACTCCCAGAACTCAGCCATTAACGAGGCCCTGAATTTATAATCTCGATCCGTGTGATACCCTGACTTGTACACGCATTTACAGATACTTTCGTATAACCGTATGCCTTTCAACTTGTAATTTGCCTTTTTGCATTCTGCGTACCTTCCAGAATTTAAAACGTCTGCCCAAAGTTTCATCCCTTCTTCGGTGGAACTTGCACTCATGAACTTGGCGCGAATATATTTGTCACGTCCGCGAATGACCTCCCGTGTTTTGTACGTCACCGACTTTTGATTTTTCAAGGCCTTCACGCCGCCAGCGTTGGCGTGCTTCCGCCAAAGTTCGGTTTCAACGCCAGAGGTCGTTGCCTCAATGATAAAGAAGGAATAGATCATGGATACTGGAAAATCGGTAAGGTGGTGTACGTTCATAAGCATGGATTCATAGGAATAGGCAAGCCATATACGACGCATTTTAAACAGGTCGATTTTATCGAGGTTTCTGAATCCTTTGCCTTCCAGATTTCGCCTTAATTCATGAATATTCATTTTTCGTATTTCCCAGCCGTATGAACGTGATCCATAGGCTTCTTCATTTATTTCTTTACTTTCTTGTTTTGCAGGAAAGGTAAGAGTAGTAATTTTGTGAACGTACACCGTGTCACGCTCAATAATGGGGACAAATGAGGTATAATTATATTGAGTGTTAATTGGGGAATAAATCAACCCAACCACGAAGGCAACGCCAACGCCTGCCGCAACTTGGTACGGAAGGCGCTTGTTTTGAGGAACGTAGTCAATTATTTTGTCTTTCATAAAATTGGTTTTTTATAAATGAAAAATTGGGCGGATTGGTTACCGCCCTGCTTAATTAATAATTTACTCTCCTTGCGCCTACTAATTGGTTTTCATTAAACTTACATTCCTGTACTGCTTTCATGAAGCATTCATGATAATCTTTGCCATCGGTTACAATGAATGAACATTTGCTATTTCTTCCTTCTTTCAATGCACCTGTTTTTGTTACTGCTTGTTTTACACTTCTGTGACGAGTGTATAAAAATCTCCAAGATTGAATTTCGTTTGTCATGATTGATATATTTTTGTTTTTTCAATACGTAAATTTAATATTATTTATTTGAATAAAAAAATATTTACAAAAATAAATTAAAAAAAAATGTCCGCATCGAAGGACACGGACACAAAAGAACACTTTTAACAACTAAACACTCATTTCCTGTATTCTCCAAACTTTGAAATGCTTATCTCAAAGTTTTTAACGTCGATTTTTAATTCCTTAAATTGTTCCAATGCCTTTTCCATGTTTTCCGCTTCAATAATCATTCGTTTGTCATTGTACTTGATTTCGTATTTCATGAGTACCATTTTTTTACAAGGTCAACAATAAAATAAATGGCGAAAGCCAAAGTTACAATGCCTCCAGCAACAACAAATATATTGGCAAGGTCTTTGATTAACTTTTCTTTTTCTCTTTCAGTCATCATGATTTTTCTTTTTTTTGTTTTAAACGATATTCTTTTTGGTAGGCTTTTATCTTTTCAGCATTTTTAAGCCTAAATCTTTTATGTTTGTCGTATAACAATTCTGGCTTTTCTATTTTGTTTTCATGATACCTTTTTTTCTTGTTTTCTAAATTTTTTAAACGCTTTCTTTCTTTTTGGTACGGTGACATATTTAAATAATATGCCTTCATATATTCCGATTTACGGGCTTTCTTTTCTTCGTCTGTCATGGCTGCTTGTTTAAATAATTCTTGGAGGCAACTGGATCCTTTCCCTGATTTGAATACTTTGCATCTTGCTTTTTATCATACGAAATATTTGGCATCTCCGAAATATCCTGATAAGTAAGCTGAGCGATTTTCATTCCTGGGTAAATCTTGAGCGGCTGAACCGTCAAAAGTTCTAACGTCCAATGCCCTTTAAATCCAACGTCGCCAAATCCTGCGGTAACGTGGACGGCAAGTCCTAATCTTCCTAAAGAACTTTTGCCCTGGATAATTGGCACGTGTTTCATGGTTTCCGTATATTCCACGGTTGAGGCAAGGTAAACAATGCCAGGTTGCAAAATCAAACCTTCATCGGGAATAATCATTGGTGCAGATGGGTTTTTCTTTCGCACATCTAAAACTCTTTCTGTGTATAAAATAAGCGTGTTAGATAGCGTTAAATCATAGCTATTAGTACCTAAGTTATTGGGATTAAATGGCTCAATAACGATATTACCTTCGGTGATTTCGTCAATGATGGTTTTGTCGGTTAAAATCATTTCATTTCGTTTTTAAAATTTTCGTTGTAATATTTTGCTGCTTGTTTTTTTAACTCTATTCTAATTTCATCAACGGAAAGCCCTTTGTAATTTTTCATTATTAAAGGATCATTAAGGCCACTTACATAAGAATCCATTATTTTCTCCTTTTCCATTTCTATATCTTGTTCTTGTTGCCATTTAACACCTTGAATAAATGCTTCTCTTTTTATAGTATTGCCGATATCTATACCCATAATGTACGGGTTTGGAGTTGGGTAAAATCTTTCTGCAGCCTCCTCAACTGTTTCTTTTTTCATAAATTGTATTTTTTCCTGTTATCAAATTCCTTTTTAGTAAAATAATATTCAGTCAACATTTGCGCGTTGCATTGCAAGTGAGCCGCATGAAGGCAACCGTCCTCTGGGTCAATGTCCTCACCGAGGCGAATGGCTTCAATGTGACGCAAGGCGGAGGCAATCACCTCACTCCATGGCATCCCCTTTTCCCAGTTGCCCGCGGGGTATTTATCCAAACCCTTTGTCCAAACTTTGGCGCACTCGCGATGAGCCAACGGGGGGATAAGGTCGTACCTGATTTTTTCATCATTGAACCTTAAACCCCTTGTTTCTGATTTCATTATCTTTTTCAATTCATTTTCCAAGTCATCTGTCATGGCTTCCATTTTAATGGGTATGTAAAAAACTTTTATAAACCTCGCTAATCTCTTTACAAGTCTGCTCAATTAATACAATGGCTTTAAGTAAGTCATCCATTTCAAAGGTATGATTTAATTCATAACTTTCGCCCGTAAAAGATAAGCCGTTTTTCGTTCTTTTTGTTCCCAGCCAGTTGATTTGGCTTTCGGGGATTGTGTCCCCATTTACAAACATTGCCAGCGCGTAAACTTTCATTTGAAGGCTTGTTTTCAATGTCTCTATTGTCCACGGTCTCCCTGAGGTTTTAAAGTCAATAACGCGGTTATTTTCCCTGTCCCATGCGTCAATGTAGCCAACGACTTGAATGTCATTAATGGAAAGGCTTATCGGTTTTTCAGCCTCAAGTCCTTTGAAGCTTTGAATTTTGTCAATGTAAAAATCGGGGAAGGTTTCCATGATTATTCCGTTTTTGATAAACGCCTCCGTGTCCTCGGCAAAGCGTTTGCCAAAATCCATGTAAATGGATGGTTCTTCGGGGAGGTTTAAAAAGTATCGGTTAAAGTACTTTTGGCGGTCACTGTACCAAAGATTTATTTGGCTGACGGATATATATTTTTTTGGAAGGAGCATGGTTATATATTTTCATTAGGTTTAAAAAATACTTCAGCGCCATTTATCCAACCGTCTTTATAGGCGTTCATAATTTCCTCGGCATACATTTTCTTTGCCTCATTCAAAGCATCGAGAATGGCTTGGTATTCACTTTCGTAAAACTCGGATGCGTCCAATACCTTGTCGTAAAAGTATTCCAACGACGTTTCTTTTTCTTCTTGGTTTTCCATAGTTATCTTAATTTTATGTTTTTAAACAAATCAATGATACTTTTAATCGTTTCGTAAGAATAAATCTTAAATCCATTTGAATAAGCATCATCGTCAAAACAAAAATCAACAAACCAATTATCATTTATAACTTCTTCGTTTGAATTAGTATTAAAAATCATTTTATTTTCTAATATTAATTCATACCAAAAATAAATATTTTCTAAATCTACTGATTCTTCATCAATTATATCTGCGTTTTCATTAACGTAAACCCTTTGAAATCCTAAATCTACAAGTTGTTTTTCTGTCATTTTCTTTTGTTTTGCGGCGCGGTAAAACCCCAGCCATATTTCAGGCTGGGGAAAAACGTACCAAATTGATTAAAAATATTTTCCTATTTGAATAAAGATCGTTGCGGCAGCTGGTTGTGCTTGCGCTGGTTCTAACCCTGAGGCTTGCAACTGGTGGAAAATGTCGGCGTAAACCGATGTCATTAACGTTGCTTTCTCCGTGATTTCTTCATGTGTCAATTTACCGTTGCTTTTATGCGGTACATTTGCCGCCTGCTGCACGTTTGCGCCTTCGGTGGGTGTTTGTACCTTTTCAGGTATTTCGTTCGCTGTGACCATGTCAAAAGCGACTTTGTAACTTTTGCCGTCGTGGATAACAGTCACGGCGTCGTCTTTTTTCAATGCCATTAACTTTGTATCGTCTGGCTTTCCGTAAACGCGAACGTCTGTACCGTTTTCAAGTGTTATTGCGGCGTTGATGGAAGGTCCGTATTGACCCTCGAACACTTTGCCCGCCGTGTATTTAACCTTGCCTTTTAGAATATTCATGACCCATATTTATTTGAAAATTTTGAGAATCGTACCATAATTGTTTTTTATGGTCGCTTATTTTGTTCCAGTCTATTTCCTGATCGTAAATTATTTTCTTTCCTGTCCAAAAGTATTTTTCAATTTCGCCTACTCCTTTTTCCCTCCACCATTTTTGCAAGTGCTTTGGTTCAACGATATGGTTGGGGCAAATGAATATACAGGCGTTTAACGCGAAGTCTTGTATGTTAATCATTTCGTTGGTATTTTTTCCATTTCCTTAATAGCATTTCCGCAATATTCAATGATGCTAACATTTAAATTAAACATTCTTGAATTTTTGTTATTTGCCGCGTGTTTTTCAAATTTGTGCATCATTTCCAGAACTTCATCTTTGTAAAATTGTATCGGTGTTACTTTGTAAGAATCAACTAATTTAAATGTATATCTCAAAGAATACATATACATATCTAAAGAAATAAGCCAATCGTTATGGCTATCGAGGCTTAACTTATTAAGCTCTTTCCTAAGTTCAATAACTTTTTCTTCGTAATAATTTAGAAGATTGTTTACCTGCTCTAATGAGTTGTTCATTTTGGTTTGTTTTAAAGTGATTAATTATTTATAATTACCCAGTCCATTTCGTTTTCAGCCACAAGGGGCATGAGATTGTAACGGGTGATTGGTGGGTATAACTCCAGGTCAATGTCATGCGGCTCAAATGTCCAGCCGTGGATCTCCATGTTATCCTCAGGGGAATGAGGCGACGTTTGCCCGTACAAGCCGAAGCCGTGGGAGAAATTGACGTGTACAAAGTGACCCAGCTTTTTATCGAGGGTACATTTGCAGGTGTATTTCGTAATATTCATTTTGGTAAGTTTTTGAAAGGTGGAAAAATGGAGTGGTTAGCTCCATGATTCTTGAACTTTTTTAATATCCTGGTCTAACTTGTTTAGATACTCATTTGCCATTCTTGCAACGATTGGCATTTTGTTTGCCTCCCATTCTTCGTCAGTGCAACCCTGAGATTTTACCGCGTGGTAAACAGTTTTTACAAAAGCAGCATCGGCTACTAATTCGTTAACCTTGTCAAAGTGGTTTTTTAATTCATTCCATGTCATCATGATAATTGGTTTTTGTTATTTTCAATACGTAAATTTAAATATAATTATTTGAATAAAAAAATATTTACAAAAATAAATTAAAAAAAAGTGAGGCATAATTTCTATACCCCACTAAAACAAAACCAAATTATGAAACTTATCTTAATAAAACCTTTCTCCAAACGGCTAACTTGTAAGCAAGTGCGCGGGCACGTGGCATATTTCCTTCTTCAATCTTTCTCATGTGGTTCTTTCTATCAATTAAATTATCTGAATCGGGCTTTTCCTGCTTTGCCATTTCCTGCGCCTCAGCCCACAAGGCTTCCTTTTCCCCCTCGTTCCATTCATTAATATAACCACGTTTAACACATTCGTCGTACCAAAACACTGGTATTTCTTCCAGCGGCTTTTGAAAGTTTTTCAGCTTATTATCAAAGTCCTTATCGTATTCCTCAGCCACTTTGCCCAGGCGTTTCATTCTTTCTTCTTCTTCTTTCTTCGCCTGCAAATCTGAATCCATGGCGAAATATATCTTTTGCCTCCAGGTGATGTACGCGGTTATTATTCGCCCAATGGCATGAAGGTCAACTTTTCCATATAATTTGTGGTCATTAATATCAAGTTCCTGTTTTGCAAATTTTTCAAAAGCCAGTTTAATTTCATCGACGGCAAGTAATTTGTAATTTGAAATAAATTCGGTAACCTCCATTAAGTGTTCTGCCTTTGGCTCAATGCCATACACGGGAAGCAGTTGGCTTAATGTTTGTGCAATTTTGGGAATAGCTTCTTTTGTTCCTGTTTTAAAAATCCTAAGTTCGCGGTTTTGAATAACAAGCTGCACGTCTTGTATTTTCTCTTCCACGCGGTTTGCAATAATTGGTAAATTATTCATAATTGGTTGGTTTTATTAATCTTGAAACTTTGCCATGCGTTCTGCAAGCAATTCCTGAATCCTGTCATTATACGCTTTGTCCTTCGCCGCTGGGCTTGTGGTTTGATATGCTGTAAATATCTTTGAGGCTTGAGAGTAAAGGTTGGCTATGGTGAAATTTGCCCTCAGCCATTTGTCATTCAATGACCATGCGGCTTGAATAAACACCTTCAATGCCTCAATGCTATTGCCCTGCTTATCTATTTTGTCAATGTACCGCATTAAATAAACCATTTGCCCTGCATCTTTTGGCATCATTATGTAATGTCCATTTTGGTCAGTTGGGTACGCTGCACCGGATAACGCTTCAAAGGTTTGGCAAAACACGGTAAAGGCGGCGTAAGTGGCCGAGGGCTGGCGCTCAGCTTTCGGCTCGGCGGCTTTTCTTTCTTTTGGCGCAACTTTTCTTTCTTTTTCACTTTGCAACTTAGCAACAACGGTAAAGGGGTTTACTTTGGGGCTTTGGACATTTGTTTCAACTTTTGTAAAGTCGGTAAAATCTGAAGGATTTTCAATATTATCTGAGTTAGTAAATGTATTTAGTACTTGGTTAGCAACTGGTATAGGTTCGCCCATTCGTGAAAATCGATTTGCCCTTTTGGAAATATCCATTTGCCCATTTGGTAAAATGGTATTTCCCTTTTGGTCAAATTCATTATCTGGTAAATGAAAGTTATCTGAAAGGTATAAATCTTCATTAACAAAGGCATACCAAATCGTTCTGTCGTACCCGATTTTATTATAATTACCTTTTATTAAAATACCTTTATCAACAAGACTTTCGATAATCCTTCGCACCTGTTTTTCGCTCCAAAAGCTAAAATACAAAGCCAGTGACTTATTCGTATTGTAAGTCCAATACTTACCATCATTAAAATTATTGCCATTAGCCTTATTTAACCTTATCCAAAATTGGAAAGATTTTATCATAATAGCTTCGTCAATACCGTAACGATTTGCAAATTCAACGTTAAATGAAAACTCCATAAGTTATAAAAAATGCCAACGAGTAGCAGTTCGTTGGCAAAGGTTAGAACAATGGTTTGTTCCAATTTCCTTTTGAATACCTGCTACGCCATTCAAAAGGATAAGCAAATATACGAAATTCTTTTTACTTATTTCTTTTGTTTTTTAATAATAAAAAATTAACGGTGTGTTTTAACACCAAGATACGAGGCTCGTTACAACCTACGTGCGACACCCTATAACGATATTCCCAGGATGCTGACTTTTTGTCCGTACGCTCCCATTATTTCAGGGACAACTCTTTAAAAGATGGCTACTTTCAAGCCTACTTACCGTTAATTATATTTTTTAATCAAAAAATATACAAAATTTCCCTTAAATATTACTCATTTTCATTAAATTTCATCATTAAAGGCAAATCACAAACTAAAGAAAAAGCAATAATTTCTCCCTCTGGTGGAGCATACATATAATTCTTTGTTTCATCGCAATATCTAAATTCATAAATAGGTTCTGGAATATTATCTGTTTCAATGTAAATACCTGTTGAAAATTGTAAAACGTTTTCATCTTCTGATTCATGTTTTATCAATAACATTAAATCAACCATATCACGCTGCAAATCTTCAGATTTTGACCAGTGAACGACTTGAGAAACTGGAGTAGTTTTTGGGTCATGCCAAATAATTACATGTTTAAAAACATTGTGTTTCCCTATAATTTTTGGTTCTTCGCCATATTTAGCTTCATAGCTTAAAAACTCTTCATTCCAAATTTTATTCATGTTAATTTTCATATTATTTTGTTTTTGTTTTTCCTTTTTTTCCACGGCGGATTCCCAATCGCGCTTTGCATTTCCATGTATTTTACCACGGCTGGCGGTGTTTCGTATGTCAAAACCTTGTCCAAGGCTGCTTTAATGAAATTTGCCATATTACTTTCCTCCCAGTTTAACGAACAACAATCCCCAAGGCGTTACCTCCGTTGTTTCCCTAAGTAAGTCAAAACCGTGGCGTTGAAACAAGGCTACCCATTCGTCTTTTTGTTTTAAGTTAATATGACCCCATTCAATGTCGAAGGCTGGATCGGCTGAGGCGTAAGGCGTACTGGTGAAATAAAAATATTTGTTGCAGGCTTTGTAAAGAATCGGCATTACTTTATTTATCTCTTCGTCGGTCATGTGTTCAAAAACCTCAGTAGAGTAAATGGCATCGTAACTGCCATGCGTTTTAAGTTCACCAAGTAAATATCTTCCAGGCTCAACGCCCTTGCTTATCGCAAATTCCCTTTCATAAGGGTTAATGTCGTAACCCATGTAATTATACAAGCCAACGCGCTGACAAGCGGAAAGAAAGAAACCAAGTCCAGAGCCGAACTCGAAAACACTTTCGCAGCCCAGACTTTGCAAAACCTTTGCGCCGTTGGTATGCAAGTCAACCAGGGGTTCATAGTCGCGCGTGGTAAAACCAAGCTCAACGGATTTGTCAAAAAAGAATTTGTTATCAATCATTTGCTTTTGTTTTTGTTACCATGTTCCTGAGGGCAGGAATAAGGTTACAAAGTTACAAATATATTCTTAAAAAATATTTTAAATTTAATAACAAATAAATTATTATCTTTGCAGAAAGAAAAAATAAAATGATAAAATTAATAGTTGCAGGTCGCATTGGTCAGGATGCTGAAATAAAATCGGTTGGCGATACAACCGTTTGCTCTTTCTCCGTGGCACACACGGAAAAAACATTTGGAAACAATCCCACGGAAAAAACCGTTTGGGTCACTTGCTCAATGTGGGGTGAGCGTGGTTCCAAACTTGCACCGCATTTGGTAAAAGGTACGTATGTTGTCGTAGAAGGAACAGGCGGCGTAAATGCGTACATGAAAAATGGAGAACCGACGGGGATTATTTGTTGCATGGTGAATAATATCGAGTTTGGAGGCAAGGCAACGCCGGGGGAGAACACGTCTGGCGGTTATGTTAATCCATTGACGAATTCAGTTGCACAGGAATTAAAAAAAGAATTAAACGCCGACGAACCATTCCCATTTTAATATGACACCTGAGTATCAAAAGCAGTATCGGGAAAATATGACCGAGTACCAAAAGCAAAAGCAAAAGGAATATTTCATGCTTTATCACCAAAACCAACCACCTGAAAAGAAAGCTGAAAAAAGGTTAAGAAATCAAGCATGGTATCAAGCGAATAAGGAGAGGGTAAATAAATACCAAATGGAACGTTATTACAGATTAAAAGAACAAAAAAATGAATGTGAATAAACAAACGCCCGCCGTGTTTTCGGTAAGTTATCGGGACGAAAAAATAAGAAAGAAGTTGTTGGACTTACAATTTCAACTCTGGAAGGAAACTAATGTTAAACACTCAATGGAAGAGGTATTAAATATTTTATTGGATAATTACCAAAAGCACAATAAATGAGGTTAGGCATTGTAACCAATTTAACCAGTCCAACAACCGATTACTACCGTTCGGTAAATCCCTTCATGCGGCTTCGCTCTCAGATGGTAAATCTTCATATTACGTATTTGAATCCTGAGACGGTAAAGTGGTACGATTTTTACGACGTTGACGTTATCCTCTTCCAACGCCCCAACGGCGAGGGAATGTTATCCATGGTTGCGGAGGCAAAGAAGATGGGTAAAAAAATCATTCTTGACCACGACGATCTTTTGCATGAGGTCAACGCCGCAAATCCAGCGTCGGCACACTTCGGGAAACCTCAGGTAAAAGAATCGGTTGAAAAGGCTTTTAAGTATGCTGATTTTATCATTGTATCAACACCATTTCTCAAAGAGTTTTATAAGCAATTCTTTGACGAAAGCAAGATAATGATTATCCCAAACGCCATTGACTTTCAAGTGACGCCCCTTTGCCCCGTGTCACCTGATAAGCTGGAGGCAAAGATTAAACGCGTGTTGTGGCGTGGAAGCATGACACACATTGAGGACTTGAAAACGGTTGATACATTTTGGCATTATGTGAGCAGCCGCAAGGACACCGAGGTTGCATTCATTGGTATCCCTGAATGGCTCGGAAAAACATTGTATCCAAATGTTAAAGTCATACCGTGGAACAATTCTTTGTTTCAGTATTTCGAGCTGATAAAAAACAGTGCGGCACATTACGCCGTGTTCCCTTTGACAAACGACAATTTTAATCAAAGCAAGTCAAATAACTTTGCGATGGAAATGTTGGTCACAGGTTGCGTTCCTTATGCACCGAAGGAAATTACGGAGTTCAATGTTCCAGGGGTTCGGTTGTACGAGGGCAACGACGATTTGACAGGGCAATTTAAACAGGACTTGGAAAATGATAGTAATTATTTCAATCATTTGCAGGCTGGAAGGAAATGGCTTTTGACTGAGCGAAATTTGCTTACCGTCAACAACAAAAGAAAACAAGTGTTAAAAGGATTATGAAGCTAAAGGATATTAAACCAAACCCAAACAACCCACGGGTCTTGAGGGATGAGAAATTTCAAAAGCTAAAGCAAAGCATCACCGAGTTTCCTAAGATGCTTTCGCTTCGCCCTATGGTCATTGATGAAAACAACGTCGTTTTGGGTGGAAACATGAGGCTTCGCGCCTTGCAAGAACTTGGATTTACAAACGTGGATGAAGCATGGGTAAAACGAAGCAGCGATTTAACCGAGGAGGAAAAGAAGCGCTTTATCATTGCGGACAATGTAGCCTTTGGCGAATGGGACTGGGACACACTGGCGAACGATTGGGACGTGGTGGACTTGGAAGCGTGGGGGTTGGAAATACCGCAGTTTAAAGCGGTTGACGTTGATTATTCAATACTTGATGACGATGACGTTTCCCAGCAACTTGAGGACATGACCGACGGGGTAAAGAAGGCAATACAAATAGAATTTGAAGCCGAACATTACGAAGAGGCTTTCGCATTGGTTAAATATTGGAGAGGCATGAAGGCATACGTTGGAGGTATGATAATGGAATACTTAAAGGCTGAAAAAGATAAATTATGAAAATGATTCAAGATTCTATTAATGGAATTAAATTTTATCATCGGGAGGGTTTTTCAGACTTAAAAACATTCAAAGAGGTTATTGGTAATAAAGTTTATGAGAAAAAAGGAATGACAATAAAGCCAAATGAAAGATGGATGGATTGCGGCGGAAACGTTGGTGCATTTACTTTGTTAGCTTGTTCAAAAGGGGCTGAGGTTACAGTTTATGAGCCTGACCCTTTCAACTGTCAAATGATTGAAGAAAATTTAAAGCTAAATGGATTTAAGGCTAATATCAAGGAAGCGGCTTTGGTTCATAATGATGTGAAAGAATTAATTTTATTTATTGGGAATAATAATAATGTATGGAGAAATTCCATCGTTAAAAAATGGAATAATAAAGGAATTAAAGTTGCGTGTTTAAACTTTGATGAAGAGGCGAAAAATTTCGATTGTTGCAAGATGGACATTGAAGGGGCTGAAATGTTGATATTAGAAAACACGAAAAAAGTATTTTCTAAATTGGTTTACGAATGGAGTTTTGATATTGACGATAATTTGCCGAGGTTTTGGAGTATCATTGAAAAACAAAAAAAACAATACTCAGACTTAAAAGACGTTGGCAATACGGCAAAGTTTAAAACAAGAGATTACAATACATGGCAGAAAAGTTGGTTTCCAGCGTGTACAAATGTTTTTGCATTTAATCAATAATTATGAAAAGAGTAGATTTAATCAAGGTTGAACACAATGTAAAGATTGGCGACAAATGCGAATACATTGAACCAAATGTTATAGAGGATTCTATTTTCTATGCAGACGGTGAGGCAATAGGTTTTTACCTTACCAAGATGCCTGAGAAAATGTGCAAGTTGGCAGATTTAGCAAACAAGGAGTTTAAAAGTAGCAATGTTCCAAAATCTAAAATGAATAGGGGGACGAAAAAACAAGCAATTGCAAAAGGTCAAATATGGATATCTCAATTAAGTACAATTATTGGTAGTTGCGCTCCAAAACCACATATGCGAAGACCATATCCAGCAATGTCAAGTGTTCACGGAGCAAAAACCGCTAAAACATTTATAAAAGCAATGTTGCTTTTGGCAAAGGAAAGCGAAGAACTTATAAAAGAAATTTTACCAAAGCAATACGAAAAGCAAGTTGAATTATTTAAAGACGTGCCAGAAAAATGGAGGTTTGCCAATTTGTTTACAAGTTCTATTTCAAATTATAATATTTCAGCACCTTTTCATAGGGATACGGGAAACATCGTCGGGGCAGTAAATGTAATAATCTGCAAAAAGTTTAATTCAAAAGGCGGTGATTTACATATACCCGATTACGGAGCAACTATTGGGCAGCAAGATAATTCAATCCTTGTTTACCCAGCGTGGCGCAACGTTCACGGGGTGACGCCAATAATTCCAACCTTAGAAGGTGGTTATCGTAATTCGTTGGTATTTTACCCCTTAAAAGCCTTTTTAGGCTTAGAATAACAGCACAGTAACAGCACATGGCAGCAAAGGATATAATAAAGCATAAGTTTCCCAAAGGACAATCAGGCAACCCCAACGGTCGCCCCAAGAAACTCCCAGCCCTTGATTTGATAATGGCAAATGTCATGGGGCAGGAAAAGGACGGTATCACGGCGGCTGAGGCTATTATCATGAAGCTAAGGGAACAGGCGGCAAAGGGTGATATCAAGGCGGCTCAGTTGCTCCTTGACAGGGCATACGGGAAGGCAAAGCAAAACATTGATATTACGACGCAGGGGGAAAAGGTGACCGTGCCAACGATTATATTTACAAAGGAAAATAAGCAAGGTGAATAAATTTATAAGCGAGGTAACAAATGAGGATTGTATGGAAGGCATGGCACGGTATCCAGATAAATACTTTGATTTGGCAATTGTTGACCCGCCTTATGGGATAGGGGAGGATGGAAGTAAAAATTATACAAGAGGGAAAAACGCAACCGCAAAAAATTATAAACCATTTTATGGGAATGATTTAAACCCAATGAGTATTGAATATTTTAATGAGTTAAAACGCATTTCAAAAAATCAAATTATCTGGGGAGCAAATCATTTTATAGAAAATATATCTCATTCAAATAGTAGTTGTTGGATTGTATGGGATAAAGACAATACGGGAGATTTTGCTGATTGTGAACTTGCTTACACTTCATTTAAAACGGCAGTAAGAATGTTTACTTTTCGATGGAATGGAATGCTTCAACAGGATATGAAAAATAAAGAATATCGAATTCACCCTACTCAAAAACCCATCGCTCTTTACAAATGGCTTTTAAGCAACTACGCAAAGCAAGGCGATAAAATACTTGATACCCATTTGGGAAGTGGAAGCAGTCGAATTGCAGCTTATGAAATGGGATTTGATTTTACAGCTTTTGAATTGGATACGGAGTATTTCGAGGCTCAAGAAAAACGATACAAGGCGCACATTGCGCAACTTAAACTTGAATTGGTATAATGGAGATAAAAGTCAGTGACAAATATCAAGCCCTCTGGCAACCGCGGACGCGTTACTTCCTCATCACTGGGGGGCGTGGTTCGGCAAAGTCCTTTACCGTGGGGCTTTGGGCTTGTAATATGTTATTGGCTTATAAAAATTGGAAGGTGCTTTTTACAAGGTACACGTTATCAAGTGCGAATATTTCCGTTATCCCTGAGTTCAGGGAAAAGATTGACTTGCTCGGCGTGGGTGACGAATTTAATATGACCAACGCGCAAATAAGTCACAAGGTGACAAAGAGTGAAATAATCTTTTCAGGAATCAAAACAAGTTCAGGAAACCAAACGGCAAAGTTAAAATCGATACCAGCGTTAAACGTGTTTATCGTTGATGAAGCTGAAGAATTTGTAAGCGAAAAAGACTTTAATACCATTGACGAATCAATTCGTATTCCTGACACGCCGAACATTGTTATTCTTGTCATGAACCCGCAGGACGTGGAACACTGGATTTGGAAGCGTTGGTTTGAAAAGTCGCATCGCATGGAGACGATTGACGGACACGCCGTCCCGATAAGTACGCATGAGGATATAACACACATTCATACAACGTACTTGGATAACTTCCATAACTTAAGCGTTGATTACATTGCAAAGATTGAGGCAATAAAAACAAAGTCACCTGAGGCATACGCGCACAGGTTTCTTGGCAAATGGCTGGATAAGAAGCAAGGCGTTGTATTTCCAAATTGGGTTGAAGGTGAATTTGATACAAGCCTACCTTTTGCTTACGGGCTTGACTTCGGCTTCTATCCCGATCCCTTGGCATTGGTTAAAGTTGCGGTTGATACCACGGCAAACAAGATTTATGTAAAGGAAATTATTTACGAACAAAGCCTTTCATACGACATGGTTTTAACAAAGATTAGGAATAGCATTGAACTTGATGCCATGGTTGTGGCTGATACAAGCGAACCACGGTTAATTGATGCGCTTACCTCGAATGGTATCAATGTGCATAAGACGGAAAAGTATGCTGGCAGCGTGGTGGATGGGATTAAGAAAATGTCTGATTTTACCATTGTGGTCACAGAGGAATCGTATAATTTAAAATTTGAATTAAGAAATTATATTTGGAACGATAAGAAATCTTCAACGCCAATGGACGCGGATAACCACGGGATTGACGCGCTTCGCTACGGGTGCATGAGGCTTTTGGAAGGTTCAGACGTATTGGCATTTAATTAAAAAGATATGACACCAAAGGAAAAAGCAAGGGAATTGCATTTAATGATTTACGACACATTGCCCTATCGGCACGTGGTAACAGGTGAATACGACAGTTGGCTGGAGGCAAAGAAGATAGCCTTGCTTTTGACTGACATAATTATAAGCAATAATCAAAAGATTTGCGGACAACTTGGCTCAGACGTGGATGAAAACACGGCGTACTGGTGCGAAGTGGAGCTGTATTTAAAAAACATAATAACGAAATGACGAACAACGAAAAGGCTCATTACATTATTGACTTGATAAAGGTGATAACACTTGAAATCGAGGAACACCCGATGCGAAGGAAACAACTTCTTTTGCTTCGCTCACACTTGGAAAAGGCGGTGCGGTTGACGGGCACGGGAATGTATAGGGAATTAAAACGCCCTGAATCTTTGCCACTTGTTAGCCATGCAAAAGTATTGCCGCAAGAGGTTAAAGAAAATGCAAAAGGCGTTGAATCGAGCGCAATAATTGCAGATAATATTCCCGAACCAACAAGAAAAAACAGGCGCAAATAATGGTACAATTTCATTTATCGCATTCAGATACAAAGTATTTTTATCCTGAAACGGCAGCGGATATAACCTTGGAACAATACGTTTACTTCCATGAGTTTATTTTACCTCAATACCCTGAAGTTGAACTTGATGCATTGATAGCACAAAAGCAAATGAACGCGGCGTATGAAAAAATTAAACCGTATGCAAAGAAGTTGGGGGTTGACTTGAATAATTTGTGGCGCGACGTGGTTCAGGAATGTGAAATAATCCTTTTGACAAAAGATGTCAAAGACAATGTACGCCGTTTCCTTCCAGCATTGATTGACATATTTAATGCAAATCAAAAGGCATTGGACAAGTGTCTTGAAATCATGGACGAAGTCTGGGAGGCTCAGGTAAAATACCCTTACATGGCAAAGGTGGTAAATTATTTTACTGGCATTCCTTTAGATGCGTGTTATGGCAAGGTTGCGGAAAGCTTGGAGTTGAAATATTTGACCTTCATGTTTACGAAGATTCTCAATGCGATAAGCGTACCAGAGGAAATTAAATATAAACAGATATACGATTTCAATGGAACTTTGTATTACCTGCCTGATAAGCTCATGGCAAAGTCCACGTTACTTGAATTTGCTGAGGCAGCGCAATTTGACAAAGGACGCAAAGCAATTGAAAACAATGATGCACAAGGATTGCTTCATGTCATTGCCGTGTTGCTTAGGAGAAAGGACGAGGCATACAGTGACGAGGTTTTTCAAAGGAATTGCGTTGACTTTTTAAAATTACCTTTACAAGTTGGCTTTGAAATTGGTTTTTTTTTGACGAAGTTAAGCGAGAGTTATCAAGTAGATTTGCAGACCTCTATGCTTCGCAAGGCGATGGAAAGTATGCCAACGCTTCACGACAATTGAATGATAAATATGGTTGGTACTTGACGATTAAGAAAATAGCTGAGTGTGGATTGTTTAACTTGGCAGGCTTGACGCCCTTACAATCAAGCGAAAGGGCAAATTTGTACGAGGTCTTTCAATACCTTGCAAGCAAAGCGGCTGAGGATAACCTTTACAATGAGATACAAAAGCAGAAGAAATGACATTATTAGAAATAGCAGACTTATTCAAAAGTACCACGGACGCAACGCAAGGACTAAATGGCTTTTCATTCGGTTGGCCGTCGGACAGGACGCGGTCACAGGATTACGCGGAAGTGGGCGAAAACAGTACAAACTTATTCCCCAGGGTTTTCTTTGCCGTGCCAACGCTTACCAACAACCCGATAACGCGCCGCGACGTGTATCAAATTACTTTGTTCTTTGACGATTTGCTTGGCTACAATGAAGACGGAACCGTGAATGAGGATACGCAGATAGAAAAGTGGTCAGCTTTAACCGTGTTGGCTGAAAAATTCATGTTACAGATAAATACAAATAAGCAGGCTGGCAATATCTCCGAAGGCGTTCAAATGACATTGGATAGCTTTTCATCGATACAAAGGTTAATAAGTGTACAGGCGACGTTCAACTTAAATGTTGTTTCATCATGTTAGACGAGTTGCAAAGGTTGGCAGATGACATTGCGCAAATGGCAATTGAAGCCGTGGCAAATGAATGGAAGGCGCAAGGACACAACTTGACAGGGGCAGCGATTAAGAACATGGAGACGATTATACGCATGGAAACAGATAAGATTATTATCGAGGGCTTTGTTCCTGATTACATGGCAATAAATAACCAGGGGGTACCTTCAACAAAGATTCCTTATTACCCAGGCAGCGGACGAAAGGAAAGCGAATATATTAAAGGCTTAATGAAATATGCTAAACAAAGGTTTGGTGCATCGGATAAAGAAGCTAAATCAATTGCCTTCGCTATTGCAAGTAAACATAAAAAGGAAGGGATGCCAACGATTAAAAGTCAAAAGCATTCAAAGACTGGAAAGCGCACGGGCTTCATTGAAGAAGCGTTGGATAAGAAGGAGGCTGAAATGGCGGAGTTGATAAACAGGGCGATTACATACAGCATTGAAACCACGGTTGAAACATTTTACAAATCAATTTTAAATAGATGAGTTACACGATTAACCCCGATACCATATCAAGTAGCCTTTACCCCGTGGCGTTTCGTTCCATTGAACCGTCGGGAGTTATTCAGCAACAAATCAATGTTTACCTTGATGGAACATTGGAAGGTTCTTTCTTGGCAGCGCAAACGGGGACAAGTGGGACTTCGGCGGTGTTTGACACAAATGTCCAATCGTTCTTGATTACACAGCTTGCACCAAAGACAAATGCAAAAACAAGTTTTTTCGGAAACCTTTACGGGTTCAGTCTCACAAATAATACGGACGTTATTTCATCATTGTATTGCACGGCGTTTAATCAAACGATTAATTCATCGGGCTTCGTCGTTACATCCACGGCAGCGCAAAGTAGTACCACGGCTTACGTTTTACCATCCTTGTTTGTCGATGGCGAATATGACATGGGGGACTTTTATCAACCCTCGGCGAATCCTTTTTTATTCCTGACACAAAGGAATGATTTTATTAAATGCAATTCCTCTGGTAATATATTCCTAAGCTACTTGGGGCGTGGAACTAACGCGGCTCAATTTGAATTTTATTTTAAGTCAGGATCTTCAGCCGTTACCATTGTTGACAATTTAAACTCCACGGCTAACAATGATTTATATTCATTGTCCGTTGGCGTATCAAATATATTTGGAAAGACTGCCATTTTTCATGCTGGCAATTTTCCAACTAATCCAGATTTATACGATTATTACGACGTTTCCGTTGGCTCATACGACGGTGCATTTACAAGGCGAAGCGAAAGGAAAAGGATTTATATTTACCCTAATTGCAACGATAACATTGAGCTTCATTGGTTTGGTAAGCATGGTGGCGCGGAGAGTTACCAATTCACGGGACTAATGATTGATAAGCAAACCAGTAACGCGGATACGATTAACCTTGCGCAAAGATGGCTTATTACCGATAGTCCAAAAGCTAATACGTATGACAAAAATGTCATTAAGGTTAATCAAAGGTCAAATAAAAGTAAGACGGTCACGGTGGCGGTAAGTCATGAGGATGCTTTGTATATTGCCACAATGTTTAATTCTCCTGAAGTGTACATTGTTGAGAATGGCAAATATGTTAACGTTACCATTGCTAACGGGGAGATAAACACGGATAACAACAGGGCAACGGATATAGGCGTTTCATTTGAAATTATTTATCAAAATACGCTAGTCGCTCAGCTATGATAAAATTATTTATAAATAATCAAGAGGTCGATTTAAACCAAAAGGATGTCAATGTAACCATTGATTATTCTATTGAAAACATTGAGCTTGGAAACATATCTGGAGCGCACTCGAAAAGGAATGTAACTTTGGCAGGAACAAAGACGAACATTGATATTTTTGAAAACATTGAAATACCCAATGTCATTGTAACCAATGCTTACAAGTTACTTCCTGCACGGCTGGAGGCAAATGGCGTGCCAATTCTCACAGGAAAAGCACGGTTGGATTCAGGCGAATTAAACGCGATAAACCACGGATTCAAGGCGAATAATTACAAGGTTGCATTGATTGGAAACAATGCGGATTGGTTTGCAGACGTGGGTAACATCTTAGTAAGGTCATTGGGCTGGCAGGACATAACCGTATCCACGGCAACCGTAAAAACCAATTATAATCCATTGACTTCCGAACATTGCTTCATCTTGATGAAATGGAAAGCATGGGAAAACGAAACGTACATTGTTGATAATGAGTTAACGCCTGCCATTTTTATTTGGCAAATACTTCAAAAAGCATTTCAAAACAAGGGGTATCAATTAAACAGCATCTTTAAAACAGATCCTTTCAACCGTTTGATTATCCCCATGGGGTTAAACTTAGATGCTGATTACATTAAAGATTTTGTAAACATGAGGGCTTCCAATCCTTCGCCTTCATCCTTCGTTTATTCCTCAGGTGATTACGGGACGGTTGACATTACCTTTACAAATGAAACAACGTCACCCAACTTTGACACTGGAGGCAATTACTCGGGCGGCGTTTATACCGTGCCGATAAATGCTTTATACGAATTAATAGCTGAGTTAAACGTTACCTTAACGGCTTCCATTGGTGATATAAACCAATTTGCAGAACTCATTTTATTCTTTGAGGTTAATGGAAACAATGTTTCAACGTATGATTTGACAAATGAAACCACGTTAAATGATTCTATTGCGCTTGAATTTCTGGGGGACTTGGTAGCAGGGGACACAATCCGAATGAGGCTAAGATATGAGAACGTAACATTTAACCTTGTTATCGGTGGTTCTTTCTCCGTGGTGGCACAAAAGGAAGGATTAGAGCAAGGAGAGACGGTAAATTTGCAATATGTCATACCTAATAGTTGGTATGTAAAGGATATAATTGCGGACTTAACAACCATTTTTAATCTTGCGTGGGAGACGGACGTATTAAGTAAGCAAGTGTACGCCTACCCAAAGGACAATTATACGTTGAGGTATCGAGCCAATGCAAGCGGAGCGATTACCCTTACAACGTTTGACGGCTTTTTTAAGGATACGAATAAATACGATTTAAATACCCGAGACATTGATGGTAGTGAATTAACCATTCTTGATAATTACAAGTCAAGTCAGGTGCTGGCATACGCCACGGATGATGATACTACGAACAAAGAGGAAGCAAGGCGCGGAGTTAACATTTATTCGGGGGGTTACAATTTTCCAGAGGATAGATTTCCAAATGGCATTGAATTTCTATATACAAAGTTCTTTGCAAAAGCCATTCATATTAACGACGTGGCGATTACCACGGGTGGAATATATGGGGCGCAGATGCCCCTTGTTTTTGGCGACGATTATAATACCGTTCCCGATGCAGAACCCAATTACAACCTTGCACCTCGTTTGCTTTATTACGCAGGCAGGCGCAGCGGCTTAGACGGATACGTTCGTTTATACGATGAAGCAAGTTCAGCGGCGTCGGCTTTTGATTTTCCAGCCGCGTTCATGGTTAATTATAATGACCCGAGCGGCGGAGATTTCAACCTTTCCTTTTCCGATGAAGTCACAAATTATACAAATGTGATGCAAGGCGTTTTTAAGACCTTCCACCTTCAAACGTACAAACGTATTGAGCTTGGAAAGCAATACACGACGTTTGTCAAATGGGAAAATAAGGACATAACGCAACTGTCCTTCAGGCGCAAAGGAATGATTGGAAGTTCAAATTTCATCATTCAAGAATTGGAATACAATCCAAAAAGTAATAGCCCATCAAGAACGGTTATTTTATACGATGAAAAGCCAAATGTAAATGATTTAAACAAAGTAAGTAATACGATTACCCTGGCAGGCGCACCGCCGCAAGGTGGCACGGTTACAGGATCGGGCAGCGGATTAGTAGGAGCAAATGGAGCGACGGTAAATATTCAGTTATCTTATACGCCGTTCCTTAACTCAATGACCAACGTACTTGTATTACCAGTCAATTCAGGGATAACGCAGGTGAGCAACACAAATGCAAATGTACTTGTATTCCAGAACGGGCAAAAGTTGATTCCAACCATTCAGTATATTATTAGCGGCTCAACCATTGGAATAAACATTGATACCCATTACGATGGGGCAAATTATGAAGTAATTGTAAACGGCGTAACAAAGGGATAATGTCAAAAGTAATAGGTTTTCAAATAATAATAGACGGCTTAGGCAAAACGGTTGAAACGGCAACGGAATTGAAAAGAGCCATTGCCGACGTGAATGCCGAGCTAAAGAAAACAACCGACGTTCAAGAAATCAAGAAGCTCGAAGCAAAGTTGGTTGACTTGAAGGCGGCGCAAATGGAAGTTAACAAAGTTGTTAAGGAGCAAATCAAAAGCCGCAACGAAGAAATAACCGCAACCGACAAAGCCAACGGCGCGTATCGAAAACTAAGCAAAGAGCTTAATGACCAACGTAACCGTTACAAAGATTTGGCGGCGGCGGAACAGGAATCAAGTCAGGAGGCAAAAGATTTATTGATAAGTATCAATAATCTTGATAAAAAATTAAAGGGCATTGATGCCACGGTGGGGCAATTTCAAAGGAATGTCGGTGGTTATACGGAGGCATTGGGGCAATTTTTCCCAAAACTTGGTGGAACGGTAGGTCAGGTTACTGGATTAATAGGTGGTTTGTCACAGGGCATAACTGGATTAAGCGCAACAACAGGAGCGTTTAACAAGTCGCTCGGTGCTATTGGAATAGCATTAACCGCATTTAGTGGTATATCTGAAATATTTCAAAGCATAAATGAATCGGTTGCTGAAACAAAAGAGTTATCTAATCAAGTAGCATCATTTACAGGGGCAACGGGAAACGTATTAAGTGACTTTGTAAGCAAATCAAAAGCAATATCAACCACATATAAAAAGGATGTAAACGACATAACCGTTGCAGCTAATACCGCAAGTAAAGCATTAGGCATTGGTTTTAATGAAGCATTGGACGCCATTGAGGCAGGATTTAGAAAGGGCGCAGATAGTAATGGGGAGTTCTTAGATAATCTAAAAGAATATCCAACGCAATTTGCAGCGGCTGGATTAAGCATTAAAGATTATTTAGCTATTTCAATCGAGGCTGCAAATCAAGGTATTTACTCAGATAAGGGCTTGGACGTTGTTAAGGAATTTGGATTAAGAATTAGAGAACAAACAAAAACTTCCAAAGATGCCTTGGTAGGTGCATTTGGCGAAGAATTTACAGGAGAGTTATTTGAAAATTTAAACAATGGCTCAATAACAACCGCCGAGGCTTTGTCCTTAGTAAGCGGAAAAATGGGAGACACTGAGGTTGCAGGCGATAAATTACAGACGGTTATTGCAGATGTTTTTGGCGCGGCTGGTGAAGATGCTGGCTTGGCTTACATTCTTTCGTTGGAAAAGATTATAAAAAATACCGACGATGTAACAAAATCAACAAATCAATATCAATCACAACAGGAAATTCTTTATCAAACAAACTTAGATTTAGAAGCAAGTCAATCAGAATTAAATGAATCATTCACAAAGTTTGGTGGGGAATTTACAATCATATCTTCTAAAGCAAAGATATTTTTCAACAACCTATTAGGAGGTTTACTTGATTTCGCAAATGAGTTTCCTGCAACCTTAAAAGCAATGGGGGCAGGATTAACAACCTTTTTTACAACGGGAAGCATAAGCGGTGCATTGAAAGCGAATCGAGATGTATTTAGAGCCGAAAAACAAAAGATAGATAAGGAGGATAAGTTAGCCATTGAGAAAGCTGAAAAGGATAGGATTGCACTTGAAAAGAAAAACGCCGAAGAACAAAAGAAAAGATTAAAATCTCAAAACAAAGAGTTAAGCACCACGGCAAATAAAGGAGGCAGGGACGCGGCAAAAGAATATGCGGCTGGCTCACTTGCAGCTCTGGAAGATGAAAGAAGCAAATTGCAAACCGCGTTTTCCAACGCCGTGGTTGGCTCGGGAACACAGAAAGAACTGGCGTTGAAGTTGAACGCAATTAATAATCAAATCAAAACAGCGGTTGAACAACAAAACCAAATATTAGCGGATGCAGCACGTGGTAACTTGCTTAAAAACCTTCAGGATGCTCAGCAACTTGCAACGATTCCATTGACGGTTGAACCTTTGAAAAGTGTTAAGGCTTCTGATTTAGCGAAGAAAGAAAAGGAGGACTTGAAAAAGGTGCAGGATGAAATTATAAAAAATTCAGCCGACGCAGCAAAAAAACAAAAAGAAATAAATGACCAGCAATTAAAAGACAAACAAGAAAATACCCAAAAATTAATTGAATCGGTTAGTAATTCAATTCTTTCTGTTACGGACATTATTGCAACCTTCCAACAAGCAAGAGCCGAAAAGGAAGCCGAAGCGATAAACGAGCAAATAACCAACACGGAAAACAATATAACAGAACTGGAGGCAAAGGCTGAAAAAGCAAGCGGAATAAGAAAGAAAAGAATTGAAAGGGATATTGCATCCCAAAAGGAATTATTAAAACAACAACAAGCCGAAGCCGAAGCGATAAGAATCAAAGCGGCAAAGGAAGAAAAACGCATTGCCATTATTCAGGCAATCATTCAGGGTGCTTTAGCTTTTCAAAGGGCTTTGGCACAAGGCAGCTTCTTACTTGCCATTCCCACGGGAATCGCAGCCGCCGCGCAAATTGCAACCATTGCAGCCCAGCCACTTGCGGAGGGTGGCGTGGTCACAGGGCAACGAGTGAATCAAAAGCAAAATATACCAACGCGGTCAAACGGTGACAATGTACTTGCATACGTTAAACGTGGTGAGGTGGTTTTGAACCAACGCCAGCAAAGTTTACTTGGCGGTTCTCCAACTTTCAGAAAACTTGGTATCAAAGGTTTCGCCGAAGGTGGCATGGTTCCACCAATTAACCCACCGATACAAGGGTTAGGTTTACAGGGTAACATGAACGAATTTTTGCAAGTCATGGAGGCAAAGACAGACGCGATAAACAACAGGATAGACAGGTTGCAGGCATACGTTGTGAGTGAGGATATTGCGCGCGATCTTGCTGAAGGGAATAAATTGAAAATAAACGCCACTTTATAAATGTGCAATTGCATGAAGACAGAAAACATTTGGGGAGAGCTTGGTTCACGAATTCCCGAGGAATACAAGGCGCAAGTTACCGCCGCAGTCAATAGGACATACAGGGTGTTAAGCATTGACCCGAACGACATGGATTATTTGTTTAACGTTTATAACAATTTTGTTAATCATTACGAGCCTGAGCGGCGAAATTGTCCCGCGTGTCGGACAAAAGTAGTGGGTAAAATGAGGCAAATAGTACAATATTGGAATGAAAATGGATGACTTTGAAATGATTAACGAAGAATTATTGCAGGATTTTACGCATGAAGTCTTGAGTAAATACAGTGCTTTTTGCCAAAAGGAAGGCATTGTACCCAGCTTTTTTCATCTTATTTCCTTCCTGGTTAAAACCGACGTGGTAAAGGAAAAGACGGTGGCGAAGTATATGGTCATGCAGCTTTACCCAAATAGCCTTTATTCAAATGATTCAAAGATGGATGCCATGATGGAAATAAGCATACGCACGGGTATTTCAAAGAAGCACGTTTATAACATGGTTCAGCATCCTGAAAGGTTTGGTTTTCAAATCAAGCAAAAAAGAAAAGATAAAAAGAAGACAGAGTAATTTTGTAAATAAATTATTTTTATTTTATGACATACGCCGATTATCCAGACGCAGCAAAGAACAACGCACGACGCGCACTTGACCACAAAGAAAAGAATGGGTCAGATTGCGGCACGCTTGTTGGTTGGCAGCGGGCAAATCAAATAGCTAACGGTGAAGGATTGTCGGAAGAAACGGTACAACGCACCTATTCATTTTTAAGTCGCGCGGAAACGTATGACCAGGGGAAATACTTTGATGAAGATGGTTCGGAAATTTGCGGCTCAGTAATGTACGACGCATGGGGTGGCAGTGCGATGAGGGTTTGGGCGGAGGCAAAGTACAAGGCGATACAAAAGGACAAAGCAAAAAACATGGCAAAAGTAAGTATAGATATTTTAGGTGAAATTTCGGAATCGGTTAATTCTTACAACTCGGTAAGGGCAAAGATTAACCAGGCGAACGGGCAGCCAATTAATTTAACGATATCCTCAGGCGGTGGCAGCGTCACTGAAGGCATGGGTATTGCTGATTTAGTGGCTAATTACCCAGAAGAAACCACGGCAACAGGAATCGGCTTGGTAGCAAGCATTGCAACGGTTGTACTGTTGGCGGCTGATAATGTAAAGATGACTGAAAACGCCTTCATGATGATTCACAGACCTTGGAGTTACACAATGGGTAACGCCGACGAACTTGAGGCAACGGCTGAATTATTGGACAAAATGGAGGCGAAGTTACTTGATATTTATACGGCTTCGGTTATTAAACGCAAAGGAGACCAAAAGAACCTAAAAGAAATTATTACGAATATGATGGCAGCTGAAACTTGGCTGACCGCTCGGGAGGCATTAGAATTTGGCTTCATTGATGAAATTGTTAAAGTTAACGAAAAAAACATTGATATGTTACCGTTGCAAAATAGCCTAAACAAGTTCTTGAATGTTCCAGCCGCATTATTAAACAATACAAAAAAAGAAGATGAAATGGGTAGTTCTATTTTAGAAAAAATCAAAAGCCTTCTTAATAGCATAGATGAAACTCCCACCGTGGAAAATGTTATTGAGGAGCAAAAAGTAGTTGAGGATGTGCCAAAAAACGATGAAGTTGAAATGGCTATTACTTTACTAAAAGATTTAGGTTACTTTGTTTTATCTCCCGATGAAATGGATGCTATTCATTCAAAGCAAAAACAGGAGATGGAATCAATGTACAAAAAGACCGAAGAACAAAAGAACTCAATTACTGAAATTGAATCGGTTTTGGAAACATTGGGAAATGAATTAGTCGCACTTAGGGCGCAAGTTAAAAAAGGCGTTGGACTTCCTTCGGGCGGCTCAGCACATGAAAAGGTTCAGGAAACAAAAGCGAAATCGAGTTACTTTGATTCTTTCGCTACATTAGTTCAAACTAAAATCTCACAAAGATAATGGCAACAGCAAACGTCAATGGTTTTCTCGATTCAAACACATACATCGGGCAAAACAATTTAAACCGCACCAACCCGTATGCCAACGCGCAAGGAATAAACGCGGAGAAATTATACGGAATTGATACCTTCACGGATCGCATTCCCGTATCCTTTACATATGGCACTTCCTCAGCTGGAAAACGTTTGAACTTTGCACCGCTTACAGGTGTAACAAGCGCAAGCGATTTTTACAAGGTTACAGTAATCGATGAATCAGGAAAAGAGGCATACGCCAACTGGCAATCCTCAGCACCAACGGCAATTTTACAAATAAATACTTCGGCGTTAAATCCTGGCAACGATTGGAAAGTATTATTTGCCGTGGCAACAACCGCAGGCGCAAAGACAGAGTTTTCATTTGGTATAGAGGATTCATTTGTTTTAACAAATACGTCTGCAACCATTTCTTATCCAAACCTTTAAAATTAAAAACAAATGGCATTAGTTGAAATAAGCCAATTAGACGTATCCTTTAGAGGTACGGAGGCAAATAATATTTTTTTAGAGCCAGTCTTTTTTGACGATGACCTTCGCGGACAATTTCGCGTACTTGGTAACGTCGCGAATAAAAAGAAAATGGTTTTTGTACAACAGTTGGAAAACATTGTACGCAAGTATTCAGGCTGCGGATTCAATCCCGTTGGTTCAGTTGACATTTATCAGCGCACGATTGACGTTGAAAAAATGAAGGTTGATTTGGAAATGTGTTGGGATGAATTTGAGGATACCGTTTTTGAAGAGTTGTTAAAAACAGGTACAAGGCTTCCAGATGTTTCGGGAACATTAATTGAAAATATTCTTTTGACTCGTACACAACAGGCGATAAGAAACGACATTACCCGTCTTTCTTACTTCGGTGACCAGTCTTCAAACAACCCTAATTTTGATTCATTAGACGGTTTTTGGACTGTTTATTATCCTCAATTGGTTGCACAAGACTTAGTTCCACGTTGCAACACGGGTTCAGGTACAAACCTTGCGGCAGGTGACGGCTTCGCAATCCTTCGCGATGTGTATGACCAGGCTCCTTTGCAATTAAAAGGTTTACCTGCCAACCAAAAGGTGTTTAATGTAACTCAAAGCGTTTATTCTCAGCTTCGTGAGGACATTGAAAACGGCGGTGGTGGTGACTACGGTTTACTTCAGTTGATTAATGGTGTTGAACAATTTACCTTCCGTGGTGTAACCGTTATACCTCAATTCCGTTGGGACGATATTGCAACGTCACTTGGAACAACTAAGCCGCATTACGTAGAATATACCACGCCACAAAATAAGGTACTTGCAACGGACGTATTAAGCCCTGAAACGGCTTTGGAACTTTGGTACGACCAGAAAGACGAAAAGGTGTACATTAAGGCGCGCTTCAAAATGGGCGTTAATTATATTCACCCATCTTTAATCAGCTTAGGCTACTAATCAAAAACGAATGAGCGCAATAACAGGCGGTTGGCTTAATCAATGTACAGATGGCACTTGCGCAGGAGGTATTGGCAAATTTTACGTTGCCAATGCTAATCAGGTGACAAGCATAACCAATAACGCATCGGGAGCAACCACGGCAATAACAATGACTTCCACGGCTGCCGTGTTTTACGAGATTGAATTCAGGGATAATTCAGGAGCATTCACCGAAACGGTAACGCAAGACCCTGATACTTTATCGGTAGCCATTGAGCAAAGTTTAACGGGAATTATTAATTGCCGCGATCAGGAGTTAAGAAACCTTATTCAAGACATGTCAAATCAGGCGTGCGGCTTGGTTTGTGTCCACGTTGAAAATACTGGTAATTATTGGATTTGGGGTGTTGAACCAGTAGGAGGTAAGAAAAGGGTTGCAAGGTTAACAAGTGCCGAAGGTTTATCGGGTGCATTGTTTACCGATTCAAACCAAGAGACACTTACCATTACCTGCAGAACCACGGAGAAAGCGAGGTTTATTGTTAACGGCGCAACAGTGATGAACGCCTTAGATTAATAAAAGTATGATAGTTAGAGAAAAAAGCAAACAAATGCTTTATGTGGGGGCTGACCTTTCGGGCAAAGCTGGAATCATTCGAAAAACTATCGGCGAACTTTCACAAAACGAATTGAGGGCTTGGTATAAATCAAGCCCTCAGGACGTTGGGCAACACGTCATTTATACCCCTGAGAAAAAAAGCTATGAGCCAACAATTAAAGAAAATACAGGCAGTCCCGAACAGGAACAATCGAGTAAGTAAAAGGAATCAAAGCCCTTTACTTGCTTCGGTTACCTTAGATACCTCCAATACAATGCTTGTAAAGGAGGATATTTTTAATGAGCCGTCACGGGAGAGGCTTGATTTCACGGGGGCAAAATGGGTGCGATTCTTTACTCAAAAGGATGACTTTTTAAAGAGCCTTATCGCCATTGTTAATAATTCGCCGACGTTACGAAGGATAATAGAAGATAAAACAAACATGGTCGTTGGTGACGGCTTCATTCCCATGAAGGGCAAGGCAAATACATTGCTTACCACGTCCATGAAGGGTGATGTTATTACCGACGATTCTTTAAGCGAAATAGAAGATGTTATTTCACAGGTTAATTTACACGGGCAAAATCTTCAGGAGGTTTTGGCTCAACTTGCTTTTGACTATGATGCTTTTGGGAATAGCTTTTGCGAAATTGTTAAAGGCAAAGTAGGAAGTGAACCATTTACTTATATATACCATGTTCCTGTTTACAACGTTGGTATTCGAAAAGCCGAAGCCGACCAGATTATAAAATCAGTTGGCATTTATGATAACTGGGAAGAAGTGCCACTTACGACCGACGGCATATTTTACGAAAGCGAAGGATTCAGGGAAGTACCTATTTACCCAGACTTTAAGAAATTTGAGGACGGAACGCAAAGAAGCGTCATTCATGTGAAGCAATACGCAGCAGGATATTTTTACTTTGGTTTACCTGAATGGATTGGCGCAAAAATGTGGGCTGAGATTGAATACAGGATTCAGCGGTTTAATACAAGTAAATTTGAAAACGGCTTCATGCCTTCGGGGGTGATGCAATTTTTCGGCTCGATTACGCCCGACCAGGCAAAGAAATTGGTTGAAGGAATAGAAAGCAAATTTACAGGAATGGGCAATAATCATAAGTTATTCGTTCAAGTTTTAAGAGACGAAAAATTAAAAGCAAATTGGATTCCCACCTCAAAAGAAAGTGAGGGCGAATTTTTAAACTTGCAAAACTTGGCAGCCTCGGCGATTGTCGTGGCTAACAGGTGGAGCAAGTCACTTGCAGGCTTCGCCACCGCAGGGCAACTTGGAAGCAATCAACAGATACGTCAGGAAATGGAGTACTTGCAAAGTACGGTTATTAAGCCGCGCCAAAACTTGATGTTATCTAAAATTATAAATCCTTATTTAGCCGAAATTGGGCAATACAACCCAATATTCAAAGACGTTCAATTCTCAATATCAAACACTTTACCAGTGTCATTTATGGGTGAAATTGCGGTTGAGGATAATTTGACGCAAGATGAAAAAAGGGAAATATTAGGTTATTCACCAATCGAAACAAATGGCACAATTAATACAACCGTCTGAGGTTATAAGCGGTGGGGTTGCAAGACCAACGCCAGCGGATATAAGGATTGATAAAAGCCTTATAAGCCCTCACATTCAAGATGCGGAGTTTCAATGGATTGTTCCAGCTATCGGCGTATCTTTTTACGATGCTTTGGTGGCTGCAAAAGGAAGTTCAACAGCATTTACGTCAACGGCTTATCAAGCGCTATGGAATGACCACTTAAAATCCTTTTGCGCCAACGCCGTGTTATACGAAGCAGCTCCGTACATGGTGATGCAACTTGGAACAAATGGACTTTATACGCTTGATAATGAGTACGGGCAAAACGTGGGGGTTGAAGGATTGAAATTTTATCAAGACACGATGCTTCAAAGGCTTGGGGTAAAGAAGAAAAGGATTAAGGATTATTTGTGTACTTGCGCAAGTAATTTAATAGGCTTTGTTCCTTCTGCCATTGGTTGTCCTGAAGCAACTTGTAATGAGGATGAAGAAATATTTGACATTTATAACACGATGGGAATAGTACTATGAGTGAAGAAATAAAACCAAAAAAGGAACGTAAGTTTTTAAAGGCATTAGGAAAAATTGGAGAGGTTTTGATTCAAGAACTTTTTTTCAAAGTAGGGAGCAATTTGATTAGAAAGATTGGAGGTAAAAAAACTTTGCCTTCAATTCTTTTTTTATTCCTTTCCCTCGGCATTTTCGCCCAATTCCCAAACACTGGAAACAAACAAAGATTAGGTTTCCAGACCACAGGCGACGGCTTAGTTTGGCGCGGTTCATTGTCCGAC